CGGCGGTAAAGCTTCTGTTCCTCGTCCTTCTCGGTAACCAGGGCGGTTTTCGTAAAGTGCAGGAACGCGAGATCCTTGCATACCGGGACCAGGGTGCGGATGCCCTTGTCGAGTACTTCCTGCACCAGCGCCTTGGGGTCAGGGAATAGGCACAGCGTTTTTACAAACCTGATCATCGACACCTGCATGCACTTGTACTGATCGAGCTTGACCGTGTAGCGGTCGCGCTCAGCCTCACTCGTCTTGCGGTCGGTGCGGTTCAGCGGGCTGTCACCCCAGCGCAGCATGTCGTCGGCAATGTCGCCGTAGTCGGCCAGAAACACCCGGCCGGGGTGGCGCGTGGCAAAGCGCTTCGCGTCATTGTAATTCGGCAGGGTTTCCACTACGCACACGGCCACCCCGTATTGCTTCATCAGCACGTCGCAGCGCGCGAAGGGGTCATCGCTGTAAATGTACTCCAGGTGGATAACAGCCTGGCGGCCATCGGGCAGGCGCTCCTTGATGATCACCACGTTGAACGCGCCCATCTGGTCGATACCCATAAAGGTATCCTTTGCGCGCTGTTTCCACTCCAGCCCCATTGCCATGCCCTGGGCGGCGCACTCGTTCAGCATGGCCAGATTGACCGGTATCAGGCTCGGGTCGTTATACGGCAGCCCAAGCTTGCGGTTATAAAAATTCTGCATGTCCTCAGCATCACGATAAGCCTCAATCATTTCACGCGCGGATATGGTCGGGCTCAGCATCTGGTGGTACTGGAGACTGCGAATACGGGCCTTCGGATTTTTCGGAATCCACTCGCCGTCCTGGGTATCAGCCAGGTAAGCATTGCAGCTGAAGCAAGTGTAAATGTAGTCGTCTTCTGGCGCCGTCGGCCATTTCAGCTCGCCGGTGGCCTCGTCCTTCACGTTGTAGGATATGCAGCCGGGGAAGTGGTCCGTCATCACCTGCAGCACATTGCAGGCCGGGCAGCGGGTATGGAACTGGTGCTGGTCGCCGCGGATGTACCAGTAGTGGATATCCGCGTCCTCCCATTTTGCAGTCGAGCCCATCAGCGTGAACTTGACCAGGCTGGCCGACAAGCGCTCGCGCGCCTTTTCCATGTCGGCGATGAGCATGTTCTGTACTTCGTCAAACGACAGGAAATCCATGGGGTTGGATTCCGTCATGCTCTTGCCGGTGGTCCACAGGAAGAAAAACTTGGACTTGCCGAGCGTGCGCGTCAGCACATTGCCTTCTGTCTTCGCGCGGCGGGGCTGGCGCGGGTCCGGTGGCGCTGAGCTCTCACCCATCATCATGTTGTAGACGGCAGGGATTGTGCGAATGATCGGCAGAAAGCGCAGGCTGGACTTGATGCCGGCCAGCTTCATGTCGGGCAGGAACATACCGGCCGACAACGGCATAAACTTGATGGCCATGTAGATGGCCGCCAGCATTTCCATGACCGTGAAACCCACCTGGGCGCACTTCATCAGCGCCACCGTCTTGCCGTAGGCTTCCTCGATGGTGGTGGGGATCTGGTCGTAGATGAACCACATGGATTTGCGGTTATCCAGCCGGAACGGCTTGTTATCGACCTCAAGCCCCTCTTCGGCCAAGCGCAGGCACCACTCCCGGAACGTCTCCGCGGGCCCGATAATGCGCATAGCCTCCGTCAGCTCGCCACCAGTAATACCCTCGAACTGGTCACACAGCTCATTGAGCTTGGCGGTCATGTCGCCGAATGTGGCTTTCTTGCGGAGCAGCGAGGGGAATGCCATTAAAACATAGCCTCGTCGTCATCGAGCGGGTCCGGCGCCGGCCGGGGTGGCGACTCAGGCTCAGCCGGCGGCGCAGGCTCACGCATTTCCGGCATGTGCGCCTCAGCAGGCTTGTTGTGGTCGCGTGCGCGCGGGTCACAGTCGGGCGTCATCATGTGCTTTTCGTTGGCACGGCGCAGGCGGTCAATGATGCGGCCACCCAGCTCTGACGACTCATCCGATATTTCCTCCAGGATAATCCGGTAGAAGTCCTCCATGCGCTCCAGGTTGTAAACCTCTTTAACCGCCTCGAGCGCCGACTCCAGCAGATCCCGGCGAATCTTGATGCTCTCGCCAAGGAACTTCGGCGACTTCACCTTGCCCTCTTCCGTCAGCGCATAGTCGCGGAGCTTTTTGGCATCCTCGTACAGCTCATCGAGCCGGCCGAGAATGTCCAGGCTGCGCACGGAACGGCCGGGGTACTGGTTGATGTAGGCCGGCGGGGGCGCGGCGGGCAGGTGCTTGGCGGCCTTGCGCGCAGTGACTGCGGCACGCTCCGGCCGGTCACCCCGGATGGATGCCACCCAGCGGAACCATGTGGCTTTATGCAGCGGCTGGAATTCACCGGCGCGGATTTTGATCAGATACCGCTCGTAGAGCTCCAGATGGGCGGAGTCGCCGCGCTTCAGCGCTACCTTGATTTCCTCCGCAACATCACTTATCCGCAGCTTGGGTATGCTCACGCGCCACCACTCCGAAACTTGCTCTCACCCTCGAGCGCTGCCTCAACAAACGAGCTGACCGTCGTATGGTAGGCGCCATACCGGCGGACCACAGAGTCGAACTCTTCGATATCGTGCCCCACCAGGCCCCACACCGGCAGGCCGTCCGAGTCATAGCTCGGGTCGCCGTCCTTGTTGGTCTTCTGGATCATGTGGCTGGCTTCGTGAAAAATCAGGATCTCGCGCAGGCGGTCAGTCGAGCTCATCCAGTATTCGCGGTCCAGAATCATCAGGTAATCAGGCGCGAAGCCCAGCAGGCGGCGCAGCGACCAGGTGAATACGTCCTTGAGCGAGCCCTGCACTTTGGGCATGTGCACGGACCCCAGCTCCACCTTGCACTGGCAGATTTTCGGGTCTTCGCGCAGCAGGAACGCCACCCTGGGGCGGCCTTCGGCCAGGTGCTTATGCTCGGGCATGGCGACCACCTTGGCGTAATGCACCAGCGGGTCGAGGCCGCTTCCATCATCCGGCGGCATCAGGAACTTTTCGTAGTCATCCATTGAGCTTCCTCTTCTGCACATGGTCAACGATCAGTTTTCCGTCCAGGTGGTCGACCTCATGCTGGATGCAGATGGCCAGCTTGCCTGTGGCGCGGAAAGCTACGGGCAGGCCGTTCTCATCAATGGCCTTCACGTCGATGGTGGTCAGGCGCTTGATGTGCACGAACTGGCCAGGGAACGACAGGCAGCCCTCACCGCCGGGCATGGCCGTAGTCAGCTCGCCCACCGGGGTATATTCCGGGTTGATCAGCACCAGCGCCTTGGTCGGCGTCTCGCATACCACGATCATGCGGATGGACCGGCCCACCTGGGGCGCTGCCAAGCCGATGCCGCGGGCGCGAAACATCGTCTTGCGCATGTCCGCTGCCAGCGTGCGGATATCCGACGTGACCTCGGCCACCGGCTCAGCGATCAGGCGAAGCATGGGGCTGGCCCCGTTTTTAATTTTCAGCAGCATTACTCTTATCCTTTTTGTATGAAAGCATCCATTCAACAGCGCCGGCCGGGTCGCCGAGCTCGCCGGACACCCTGCGCCTGAAGTTCATAGCCGCGGCCTGCCGCATGGTGATTTCCATGGCACCGGCGGCGACGGCCAACGCGCGCTTACTTAGGGCAATGTCGTAGTGGCTCCCGCTGGTTTTCTCCGGGGACTGCCACCAGCGGCGGGCCACACCAATGCGGGCGGCCATGGTGTGGAGCTCATCGTCGGTATCGGCCAGCATGTGGCACATGATCAGCCGACCGTACTGGGCGCGCATGTCATCGACGTAAACAGTCATAGCGCCTCGCTCAGAAGAAAGGGCAGTCTTCAGCCACTTGCGCCGGTACCGGCAGGGTTTCCGTGACCACCTTGAGAATTGATTCCTCGGGCGGCAGGGGGCGCAATTCATTCTCTGAAATCAGTAAATCAGAGCCATATCCTTCATCGAAAATAGACGTATCAGGCATTGTCTCGTATGCGAAAACCTTATCATTCTCTGCGTAAATTGAACCAATAACGATTACGCGCCAGCCGTGCATACGCGACCATTCACCAGGCGGTAGGCCGCTCACATCAACGATAGCCGGCTCGCCGGGGCTGAACCTTGGGTTTGGACGCTCGCTCATGGCTCCCACCTGAAAACCATTTCAAAATTCATCGGATTGGTGCTTTTGTGCAAGATGCCCTTGGTCACGGTGGCGCCCTGCATCGTGCTTACGACTGGGACACCGGCGGCCAGCAGCTTGTCAACAATGGTCTGCTGCATTTCATGGTCGGACATAATGCCCGGCATCATCGGTACGCGAACCTCGATTGGCTCTGTCATTTTCTCTCTCCAAAGCCGCCATCCGTGGCAGCTGTTTTCAGGCAGGGTCAGCGGTCGGCGAAGGTGCCTTGCTCTCCTGCATCGACTTCAGCGCAAAGGCGGTACCAACCGCGGCAATGACCAGGGCCAGTTCAGTGCCATAGCCGGCGGCCATGGTCCAGGTCTTGATAAACTGCACCTGCTCATTGATCAGGAACTGGGCGGAGCCCAAGATCCCGACCACGCGCACAGGGCACCAGGTCTTGCCATCGTTTTCGGTATACAGGTCACGGAACCCCATCATCGTCCTCCGGGCCCGGCACAATCTGGCCGAGCGGGTCACGAATGAAGCGCAGAACCGCCAGCGCCGGCTGGAGTCTTTGCACCAGCTCAGCGCTTGGTAGAAAAAACACCCTGCGCGCGGCTGGGTGCATCAGAAACAGCGTACCGTGCTTGGTATCTATCCGCACTTCCATGCGCATGATGCACCCCCTTGGCGGTCCTCGCCAAGATAGCATCACACAGCGGGGTCGTCGAACTCATGGGTCACTACATGGCAAATCATGGCCGGCAGATAGCTAGACACCAGAACCTGAAACAATTCCGCGTCCTGTTTGCGCACAAAGCGTATCGCTTTTTGCGGGCTGGCCGTCCAGTACGGCATGCCGCGGCCAAGCGTCCTTTCAAGCAGCGCGACATAAAAGGGCTGCGTTTGCGGGCTCTCCAGCAGATAGCAGATCATCAGAAAAGCCCCATATGGATGCCGGAATAATAGGCAATCAGCACATAGCACACCTTGCATGCGACGTGCGCCAGCTGGTCGAAGTTGTAGGCGAAGCGCAGGCAGGCTTCACACTGGCACGGTGTCCGGGCGCACGCGCCATCCATGCCTGAAAGCTGGAATCCTCCAGCCGACTTGCAGTAGTCAATGGCAAAGTGCAGCACCAGCTCAGCCAGCGCAAAGCCCATGCAGCCGGTCACCAGGTAGACGAAACCTGCCTGAATGAAGGCGTGAGCGAACAGCGCCTGATACCAGGGGACACCGGGCACACCACCACCGACAGCATAATCAGGAAGCGTCCGGGTATTATGGTTTTTCGCCTTCGCCAGAAAATCACCCTGAAGCGGGTAGTCGGCCAGGTAGTGCACGAACAGCAGCAGGAACAGGATGGTAAGCATTTCAAGCCCTCTCTTTCTGGTTGTTTTTGATGGTAGTGGTCAGGGTAGCAATCTGCTGGCGGGAAACTTCCAGCGCACGCAGCAGGCGCTTGTTGTCTTCCTCCAGGTCTGCATTTTTCTCACGCAGGGCCCGCAGGTCTTCGGCGAGATCCGCCGTGTGCTTTATCAGGTGGTCAGCGCGGCTCACGCGCATGGGGCGGCTGGTTTCCGTTTTGAGCTGGAACCCGCGCGCCTCTATCGCTTCCTCCACCGACTTCAGGGAAGTATTGCCGAATTCCGATACACCGGCCAGCAACTGGGTCGGCGTGTAGTGCAGCAGGTCGGCCACCGTCCTGATATTGGCGACCGCCAGTGCATTGCGCGCTCGGTTGGTAATGGGGAGCTCGCTGATTGTGATCAGGGCTGCGTCAGTCATCAGCTTTCACCTGCAATGCGATGCCGTGCATGTCGATGGTTTCGGCCTCGCGGCCGTCCTTGGTAATGGCGTGGTCGTAGCCGGCCGCCAGCAGCCCGCGCTTGATTTCAGCGTAGGCCTCGGGGCTGACCTCGAGCACGGCGTAGGTGTGAGTAGTGCGGGTCATGTTGCCTCGATAATCAGGTCGGCAATGCGCACCGCATGATCTATATCAGTTTTATCAATCAATCTAGGCGTATAGTCGTCAGCTGCTGCCATCCCTGCTATCAACTGCGTCACAATCATGCGACGGCTGATAGCATTGATGCCTTCAGTAATGAGATGGATTTCCTCTGGCGCCAAATCGTTGGTGCCATCACGATAGGTGGCAACTGCCGCTATCAGTTCTTTGATATTCATGATCAGTACCATCCTATGCGAATGTGGAGTTTCCAGATTTTAAAGCCGCGGTCAGTGTTTACCAGCTTGCCCATGATGCGGCGCACCACTTCCCAGCGCAGGTATTCCCAGCCGCGCGTGGTGATGACGGTCTGAATCGGATTGGCAGGTGCAGGGCTTCCGACGAGAGAAACCAACTCCACAGGCGGCGGGTCTTTTTTAATGTCCATACTCAAATCCTCAAATAAAGCCATCAAAACAAACTCCCCTGCGCATTCTCGGCCAGCCAGTTATACCACCCGAACTTCACCCGACCGACAGCCACCAGGAAGTATTCTTTCTCCAATTCCATGCCGATGAACCGAAACCCCTCGAGCATGGCCGCTTTGCCGGTACTCCCGCTGCCTGCGTACGGGTCCAGCACCAGGCCGCCCGGTGGCGTTACCAGCCGGCACAGCCAGCGCATGAGACTGGTCGGCTTGACAGTGGGGTGGATGTTCGCGCGCATCTTCACGGTATTCATGCCCGACAGGCCGGCGTGCTCGATGTTACCGCGGGCCACTTCCGCCTGGGCCTGATTACCGTAGGCCAGCGGCCGGCGCATGAACAGCTCGAGCCCTTCCTCGCGGTCCATCACGCTGGCCTTGGCTGCGTAGAAAAAGCGTGCAGCATTACCTCGCTCATCATGCGGAGTGAAATTTGCGTCTTCGTCTCCAGCAAAAGCACCATAGGTATTGCGGTGCTTATCTGAATTTCTAGTATTCAACTGCCCAGCCTGCCCAGCCTCGTCCGGGAAGTGCGCCACCACCTCGTCACTGCCATCATGAACCAGGTTTGCCGGCCAGCGGCCAGCCTCGGCGCCCACGCGCAGGGCCTCGCCATTGGTTTCGATGCGGCATCCGCCGATATTCAGGGCGCCGGTGCCATGCTCCATCCAGTTTTCAGCAATGGTCCCGATCAAGGGCTTGCGCGCCATGGTAATCGGCTCCATGGCTGGCTTCAGCGCAGTACCCCAGTCCTCCAGGTGCTGGCGGTCGGCATAGTCCACCTTGGCGCCCAAGGCGGCCGACAGGTTGACGGACTTCGGGAAGCCGCTCCCGTATACCCAGGCAATCATGTCGCGGATCTCGAAACCAGCATCCTCGATGTTGCAGGTCATGCGGTGCTGGGTCCGCGTGCCGGCGAAGCACAACAGGTATCCGCCCGGCTTCAGTACCCGCAGGCACTCCGCCCAGACCTCTACCGCAGGGACGGCGTAATCCCACTTGCGGCCCATGAAGCGCAGGCCGTAGGGCGGGTCCACTACGATGCTGTCGACGTGATTATCCGGCATGTTGCGCAGCGCCAGCAGGCAATCGGTCTGCAGCAGCGTGGCGCGGTCGCTGATAAACTGGCTGTCAGTGTCTGTTGTAATTTTCACCGGTACTCTCTCAGCTTTTCCACCATCTGCCGCAGCAGATCGGGCAGGATGACCTTCACGATGTCGTCATGGTGTTTCAGGTCGAAGGCGGCCTGATCGAAATAGGCAGATACCTGCCCTTCGCCATAGCGCATGAGCAAGTTTCTGCCTAAACAATTTTTTGACGGCAAAAATTTAACCGAAAGCCGCTCCAGCATTTCGACCTTAACGGTCAGGCCAGGCTCATGCAGCGGATCTGACGTGGAAGTGAACCTTTGTTCAATGCCAAAAGGTACACCGATTTGTATGCGCTCAGGCGGTTTGGTGCCTACCGGAGCCATGTCAATAGGGTCTTGCAGAGCGCTGAAGCGGCCAAACACATGGAGGGCCTGGTCCACCCGGCTCTCTAAGTGAAACAGCTTGCTGCGCAGGTAGCATGCCAGCTCCCGGTTTGCCTTGTCGCTGGCGCGGTAGCGCTGGAGCTCATCCCATAGCTTGCGGTTTGTCGCCTCTTGGCGAAGCACGGATATGATCATGCCCGGCGCAGGCCGGCACAGTTTGCGCTTTTTCATACCAAGGGAACCCTCACATCCGCCAGCAACATCAGCTCGCCCGAAAACGTCACCTTGACGCAATCGCATACCAGGTCGGCCAGTTCGCCAACCATGGCAATGGATAACCCTGGGGTGGCTCCCTTTGCCTGACGAGGGACGCTGCCGAACTTCCAGCCGGCGCCATTGATGTTCACCCCCACCCCCGCCTCCAGGCTGAAGCAAACCTCCATGGTCTTTACAGGCTGGAATGGCACGCCATTGACCGAGACACTGCCCTCGTATTTGAATTTCACCTTAAACATGGTTCAGGGCATCCGCAAAATGGCGGAGGGCGGCCGCAATGATAAACACCACCAGCGCCCAGCGCATGGCGTCACGGACGATGCGCTGGCGATGGTAGGTGCGCACGCGCTGTTCAAACTCTGGATCTGTAAGACCGGGAAGGGTGGCTTTCATGCTGGTTGCATCCTCGAAAAATGCGCCATCAGTGCGGCGCAGAAGCGTGTTGTTGTTGTGATTCTATGCATTGCATCGTTGTAGCCGATAGGGCGGCCATCTTCCCGCATGGGCTTCATGGCATTGGCCAATAACTCACGATTGATGATGACCGACTGCAAATCCATCAAGTGGCGACCGTCGGGGCGGAGCATTGGCGCCTTGATGCACGTCACCAACACATCGACCACGGCGGTCGAATCCCATGGGTTTTGCACGTTCACAGAAAACGACGAGAAGGCGGCCAGTGTCTTCAGCACGAACTGGTGCCCATCGCAAGGGAAGTAGGGCGGCATAATGTCGAGCACGGTCACCGGCTCCAGATCAGCTCTAGGGGTGCGCTCCAAAAACACCATCACGGCCATGGCTCAATGCCCCAGGTGTGCGGCTGCCCACATGGCAGCGCCAGCAACGGTGATGATCATCATGACCGACAGCCACAGATGGTGGTCCACCCGGCGCAGCAGGGCGCGGGCATCCATCAGGTCGGCATCACGGTCCACATGGGCGTTGAGCTCACGCACCTGAGCCTGAAGCATACGGATGGAGGTGCCCGCGTAGGCCATCACAGCCGGCGCTCCACCGCGGGCATAGACCACTTCGCCGCCGGTGATGGTGGCAAGGTAGCGGGCCTGCTCGCCGACAGCAGCCAACTCGTCGCCCAGCTTGCAGATAGCGCTGTCCGAATCCTGAATGGTCTGGATGGCCGCCTTACAGATACTGGCGTCGGTGTTGCTGATTGGGTCCATGCCCAACACCGACGCCAGCGAATCAATATGGTCCCATACCGGCGCCTGCTGGCCCTTCGTATCGCTCATCTCGTGCCCCTGAATACATAATCAAATTTGAGTAAAGACTACCAGCTACCGCACCTGCTCCGCAATGACCTCAGCGGGGAAATCTGGACTTTTTGCATAATTGCGAGCGCAGCGCAAAATCTGGACGGGGGCCGGCCGCGGCAGATCGGCGTCGGCGCGGTTCTCCTTCTTGGGCTTGGGTGGCGTCAGCAGGGCCCCGCAGGCACACAGGCTGTCCACGCTGGAGCCCTTGCCAGCCCTGGCGCCGCAGTCTGCGCAGCGGTGCTCCGTGGTGGTGGTGTTGTACAGGATACGGCCGAAGCACTGGCGGCACACATGGTCGAGCAGTTCCCAACTCATAGCCCCAGCTCCAATTGCGTGCGTGCGATTTGCGATTTGCGAGAGTTGCGACGTATTTGCAATTTGCGTGCGATATTTGCGAGAGAGTTGCTGGGCTGGCCATAATCTAGCTGGAGCTGCCTTGCTTGGTAGGGGGTGGGTTTGTGCCCCAACCACCCGAACACGGCCCCAGGCTGGCGCTTGATGGCGGTCAGGATGGCCTCCATGGTGTCAACCGCACGGGGCACTGTAAATTCTATGGTCTTGGGCTCACCATCCAGGTCCAGCAGGTGCAGGATGACGGGATGCAGCGGGCGGATCTTCCCTGGCAGTTTGCCTCGGGAGTTATGACCATGGGCAAGTTCAAGCTCCCGGTTATAACAGCTCACGCATATAGATCCGTTCAAAAGTCGCGGGGGTGTGCGATGGCAACGTGAGCACGCCTTACTTGCAGCCGTATTCTTCGATGCGCCTATCGAAACCCCACAATGCGCCGCACCGATCACACACCGATTGCAGGGGTGCAGCCGATCATCGACCTCAGTGGCCTTACGCCCGGCCTGGTACATCGTTTTACAGGAATCGAGGGACAAACTGGCGCGGTGCTTATCGCACCGGAAAAAGACCTTACCTGGCAACTCCGGCATGGAGAAATACTCCACCCCTGACGCTGGACCTTGCATGGATTTGCTCTTTTAAGATCACCCGGCCGTTATTCTTGAGCAGGCCCTGGCCGGTGGCCCTGCTCGATGTATGCAAATATCCCTGAAACCCAGCGTTTGCGCAATATCTGGTAATAAAAACTGCATTTTATACCGTTAGTCGGCTCATTTTTCGCTCCGTGGAACCGTGGAACCAAAAACTTCGATTTATTCTTTGAAATCAACGCGGTAACCTGGTAACCCAAAGGTAACCTTTAAAAGTTACCGCTAAACCATTGATTCATATCCCTTTATATATAGGTAACCAAGGTAACCAAGATATATAAGTATAAGAGAGAAAAATACAGGGAAATATATATATACATGATCTTATACATGGGGTGTATTTTCTCTATAATATAGTGTTTTCCGGGTTACCCGGTTACCTCACCAAAAAAACGTCACTTTCCTTATGTATTTCATCAGCTTGCGCGGGAACCTTAAAGGTAACCTAGAAAGCGATTTTGGTTACCTCAGTTACCCCTGAAAACAGGGTCATGCAGACAAGAAAATACACAGGTAACCTATGTGGGTATTAAGGTTACCTCAAGGTTACCGATAAGGCATTGATATATATGGAATTGTGCTTTTTTTTAGCGGTAACCCAAAAAACACCAGTCACATGCGCGCGCGTAGCATGTAGCGTGCCAATAAAAGTTATCCACAGGAGGAAAAACAGCCATGCCAGACGCCACACCAAAGATTGACCGCCGCACCCTCCGGGAGCGAGCAGGAAAGCCCCGCTGTGTGTATTTGTCCGATCATCAATGGGAGATAGCCAAACAGCTCGGGAATGGCAATGCAGCAAAAGGGATTGGTCAGGCGCTAGCAGATGCCGCACTGAACGACGACACCATTGATATCCCCTGACCATACGGCAAGCATATTAAAAAAAGAGCAAATACCATAGCCGATTGCATTTAATGTGTTTACAATAACTCCGATTGGCGCATGGGGCGCCTGGAGAGAAAGCATGACAAAGAATACCGCATTGGGAACGCCACCCACCGATCAGCGCCTGAAAATCCACACCCTGGCCAAAGCCACTACCACCTTTCCCGTCCGCCACCTGCTGGTGCTGGAGTCGTCTGATATTGGCGACGAGTTTGATTCATGGCTGGGCACCCTGGCGATGGCAGAGCACGCTGATATGGCGGAGAGGCTGGTGGCCTGCTGGAACGCCTGCGTGGGTATGCCGATCAGCCACATTGCCCCGCGCTGGCGCCAACTCCTGCTGAATCCTCTGCTGGAGCGCGCCATCAGGGCGGAGCAGGAGCGCCACCAGACCGAGCTCAAGTACGACACCCTGTTGCACGAAAACGGCCTGCTGCGCGAAGAGAATGCCGCCCTGCGCGAAATGAACAGTCACCTGATCGAGAATCCCGAGTTGGAGGTAAAGGTGGTGAAGGGGTACTCCCTCTCGACAGGTAAACCGTTTCTGGCTGCAAGCCTCCAGAGTGATGTTGATCACTGGAAGTGGCCTGTCGGAAAGCCATATGATGACAGCGCCAACCGCCAGTTGGCCCCGGTCCACATGGACCATGAAGAAGACCTGATCGAGCTGGACGAGGCCACCCTGGCCATGATTGCCGAGGACGATCGGTCGGACCCGGAGCGGAGCCGCATTGCGCGCAAGCTGTTGACGCAGGCCCTCTTGCATACATCGCCACTAGATCAGCCGTTCACGACTGAGCAGGTGCGCGATATCATGGCGTGTGAGTTTGATATAGTGGGGGAGTACGGTCGGCTGGCAAGGTCACATGCTGTCTTATTGCAGGAGTACGGTGGCCGCGCCAAGCGTCTCAGCGTCCAGCATGCCCCTGTGCCATCGCATGAACTTGATTCGGTTTTCGATGCCACGCGCCACGGGCTCACCATCAAGGATTTGCAGGAGTTGGGTCACCTCAGCACCAGCGCTCCGCTCGAGGCGCCCTGCGGCGGACTGACCGCTGAGCAGTGGAATCAGCAGGCTGCACGGCCGGCGCAGCCAATCACGGCTGACCAGGTTCGCAGCATCATGGCCGGTGATCGTGATACGGTTATGGAGTACGGTCGGCTGAAGGCTGCCATGGTGGATGATATTGAAGCCGCATCTGGTATCGGCACCATCGCCGCCGACGAGGAATGGAACGCGCCCTTTCCCTCCGACTGGTTTCAGCAAGGTGGCCATGAAAAGAAGCCATCAGCCAAAACCGCTCTGTCGATTGAGCAGGCCAAATTGATGCAGGGCGGCATGAATGACCTCGAGCGCCTCGCCATGGACAGTTTCCTGCGCACCGGCACCGAGTTGGGCGCTCCCTTCGACGAGGATCTGCCCGATGGAACATAAACCCCACCGCGGCCGGCCCCCGGTCACTGAAATCCGGCGCCAGCGCAGTATCCGCGCCACCGATGCCGAATGGGCGGCCTTCATCGCCCTGGGCGGCACGCGCTGGCTGCGCGACCAGGTGCAGCTGGCGCTGGCCGTCAAAGCGCTGCCGACAACAGGAGATCCACCACCATGAGCAGGACACTGCGCCGCAAGCGCAAAACAAGCCAGACCATCCGTGATGGCCAGCACCAGTACCACTCCACGGCCTGCCAGCACAATGGCAGCTGCGAGCATTGCCGGCGCAACCGGCTCTACTCCAGCCGCCACCGGGCCCCGGCTGACGAATAAAACGACTGTACATACCTTTTTGGATAGCAACCATGGACCTTGAAATAGCCGGAAACACCCTGCTGAAGCACGCCGCCGAGCTCCGGGCGGCTCACCTGCACACCATTGCCAGTGACCTGGAGACGGTCGGCAATACCCTGAAGTCCATGGCCAGCCTGAAAGACGATGGCACGGTCTATGAAGAGAAGGCATGCAACCGCTGCGATGGCGCAGGTGAGCGCTACCATGGAGGCATGGGGGTGATGGCCACCTGCAACAAGTGCAATGGCAAAGGCAAGATCATGGTTCGCGCCGACGGCGCCGCCGGGGCCGGCCTGCACCAGACCATCATCGCCCAGTTGGTGCACGCGGCCATAAAGAATGACCACCCTGGTATGGATTCCGGGATGCTGTGGGATGCTGCCCTGGCAGTACGCCAGTTCCGTGAGGCGCTGGAGCCGTTCGCCACGGCCGGCGCCACCGGGCAGCCCCCGCGCATCGTCTATACCGGGGTGCAGCAGGTGGCATTCCAGAAGCCCGACGGCGAATTCATCGTGCTCACTCCCGAGCAGTTTGCCAAGGCATCGACCGTTTTCAAGCAGTGGGCAGGCAAATAGCGCACTGTACAGTGTGATATTCATGGTTTAATCTGACTGTACGGTGCGTTATACGGGGTTTTTATGGAAATTGTCAGTTTTGGAAGTGTGTGTAGTGGCGTCGAGGCTGCAAGTTTGGCCTTGGAGCCTATCGGCTTTAAAGCCGCGTGGTTTGCTGAAATTGACTCTTTCCCTGCTGCTGTCCTTGCTCATCACTTCCCGGAAGTGCCGAATTTGGGGGATATGACGAAGATAGCAGCGATGGTTCGTGCTGAGACGGTTTCTGCCCCCGACGTGCTTATTGGCGGAACACCCTGCCAGGCATTCAGCATAGCCGGTCTGCGCGAGGGCCTGAGCGACCCACGCGGCGGCCTCACCCTTTCCTTTGTGGAGTTGGCAAATGCAATTGACGATGTTCGAGTCGGAGCCGGAAGAACACCAGCCG